GTCTGATGCCTCGCGGGCGATCAGTTCTTCGCGTGTTTTGAGATATTTCCAGCCTTCGTCCGGTCCCAGCTTCTCCAGCAGGTCGAGATCGACCTGCATGACAGGGTGCGGTGTGGGCTTGAAGCGTGTCTGGTGCTCGTTCACGGAAATAAAATGGGCGCTGGCTGGTTGACGCTCGGGCCCTCCCCAGGGCCGATTTTGTTAAGCCGTGCCAGCGCCCAAATTCTTGATGTCCATCGTGGGATTCTCCAAAACGACGAACTGATCGCTGCGCATGTAGCGCGTCTCGCCGGTGTCCTCGAGGATCACGGCGTAGATGTTGTTGAAATAGGCTCCCTGCGATTCCACATACCACACCGAGCCGAGACCGAGCGGGGTCTTGACGGGAACGGGGCGGGCGAATTCGTGGATCATTGGAGATTTGAAATTTGAGATTTCAGAAAGTGAGACAGGGCTGGGCGATACCACATCGGGCTGAACCTGGCCGCACAGATGTTATGTCTGCCGCTTTCAGCACCCTGCCAAAAGATGTGCAGGCGCCCCACTCGTCTCGCTCGGTGGAGCTGGGCATAACGGCATGCGCCGCGGGACCACACCACATGGAATCCCGGCGAAAGCCCGATTGAGCCTGCAGGTTGTAAATCATTTGGATTGTTTGCGCTTGCGCGCGGCGAAGGCGGCGGCGAGGGCGGGCAAATTATTGCTGGCGCGGTCGCGGCCGACTTCGTTGTAAAGTTTGATGGCCTGCTTGAGCTTGGCCTTGATCTCTGGCGTGTCGGTCGGATGACTCGTCAGGTCGTACATGTCGCGGGGCTTAGTCATAAAGTCAGGGCTGTCCGTTCACGCAAATCCACAGGAACCCAAAGTTGGCAAAACTGTATCCGGCAAAGGCCACGGCGAGACCGGCGTTTCCTTCGCGCCAAAAGCCCACCGCAGTGATGGCGTAGCAGATGGTCGTGATGACGAGCGGGGTGAAGGTCATTCCGCGTCCTCCTCTTTGCCGCAGCGGATGGCCCAGGCGAACATGGCGCCGTAGGAAGCCAAGGCGCCGAGCACTACGCCCAAGGCGAGGCCGATGAGGATGTAGCCGGCGGCGGTCACTCGTGGACGCGCCTCCATTTATCCTTCCACATCGACCTCGCCATCGTGGCGGACTTCTCGGCGACCGCTTCTTCGCTCATGTCGGGGCAGACATGGTGGAGCAGCTCATGCAGAACCGTGTCTAGCTCGTCCGCGCCGGATTGACGTGGATCAATGTAGACTTTGCCGTCGCCCATAGTCATGCCGTCCGCTTTTTCGCGGCCGAGCTTCTTACGGACGATTGCGATGGTTCTGCGCGGGGGCATTTAGGCGAGGTCGGCTTGTCTGGCATCGCACTCGGCACCGCACGCGGCGTATCCAGCGACATCGATCCAGTTGTCATGCTTGGCGGCGTGCGCTTGGCGGGCGATCTTTACCAAGATCATAAGCGCGGCGATGTCGGATGCTGTGACCAAGACCTGCGCGCCGTTGGTGCGCGACAGGTAGCTGGAGAACATCTCGGCCTGCGTTGCGAAGTCATCCGCGGGCGAGCCGTAGTCCTCGTTGCGCGCTCCGCACACGGCGGACGATGCGGCGTCGAGTGTGAACTTGGCGATGTGCATTAGGCGGCTTTTTTCGCCATGAGCTGGACGTAGTGGAGGTTGAGACGCGCTTGGAAGACCTTCCAGAACGGCTCGGCTGAGAACATCCAAGCGACCTCGAAATCGTCCGGGGATTCTTTGCCGATGCGGACGATGCCGCGGCGCTGGACCTTCATGTCCGGGCGGTTCTCGTTCCAGAGTTGCTCGTAGCCGGCGAGCTGGACTTTGTGCGCGCCGACGATGGCTTTGGATGTCTTCCAGTCGAGGAGGACGATCTTGCCGTCACGGTCGCGGCTGGGTGCGTCAATGGTGCCGCCAAACAAGTAAGTTTCGCTTACAAGTTGAACCTCCGGCTCAATGACGGTGAGACCTTCTTCGTCCCACCAGCGGCGGAAGTTGTTGTAGGCGATGGTGGCCTTCTCAACGTCTGCCGGCGAGAACTCCGAAAGGTCGGGTTCGTGGTTGTGCAGGAAGCACTCGATCATAAAATGCGCCACGGTCCCGATGTCGGCTGCCTTATCTCTCACTCGTCGGTAGTCTTGACCTTCCATGCCGAGCTTCCACGCCCAGTGAATGAGGCCGCTGCTGTCCTCGCCGATCTTGGCGATGGTGCTTGCGCCGGGAACGTCGGTGCCGTCTTTCAGCGGATACTTCTGGTGTGCGCGGGTCTTTTCGAGGCGTACGATTTTGCGTCCGTCCTCGGTGAAGCGATCCGGCTCGGCGGGCTTGGCGGCTTTGGAAGGGGAGCGGCGTTTTGCCGCCCCCCTTTTGACTGTGGTGTTTTTGGCTGGCATGGGAATTACCAGGTGATCTCTTCGTCGTCGGTGCCGGTCTTGGCCATGCGCAGCTCGCGCTCAACGTGCTGATCCTTGGCCTCGCTCACGTCGAAGCCGTAGGACTCTGCGCTTGTGCCAGATCCCCAAGTAACCAAGTCCAGCACTTGGACCGCTTTGGGTTGCAGCGTGATGCCAACGCCTTTTGTGGCGACATACCAGCAATACGGGATGACCGCCACTTTGATTCGGCTGCCTCCTCCGATGTTGTCGGTGATTATTTCGCCCTTAAGGTTGAACAGCGTTGGTTGACGGCTCCATGTCTCGCCGGTTTTCTTGTTGGTTCCAGTCGGATTAACGCGGAACTTAAGCTGCGTCATGCCGTCATTGGAAACCCAGGGCATGTCGGCAATTTTGACGTTGGGTTTGCGCAGTTCGGTTTTTTTCGCAGCCAGATACGGAGAGAAAATCTCATCGATTTGGGCGATAAACGGAGCGGCCTCTTCGTCCGTCATTTCAAGATCGACTTTGTATTTTCCAACTTCGTCGAACTTGGTGTCCGGGCGATTGAGGTGAGGATAGCGGGCGATGCCCACGGGTGTGGTTAGGGTTTTGTTTGGCATGTTATGTGGTTGGTGTTTGGTTTTGTGTTGGGACTAGAAAATCGGAGCGGCGAAGGATCGTGAGGAAGTCGGAAGCGCGCAGCGTGATGAACCACTCCTCGCCGTTGCGCTTGTGGGCGACGACCGGGAAGAGCTTGGCCTTGGCGTCGCGGATGGCTTGGGCCATCCAATCGCGGATCTTCACGACCTGGCAGAACTTCACCTCAAAGTGGAAGTCGGGCAGGCACGGGCAGACAACGTCCGGCGAATCCCCAAGTCCGCTGAATTGCTGCCCGCGCCTGATCCCAGAGTCGCCGAAGGCTTCGCGCAGCTCGTCGCGCCACATGCGTTCTCCGCGGGCGCCTTTTGCGCGACTATTCATTGATGGCCTCCCAGAGTTGTTTCGCCGGTGCGTAGACCGAGCCATCGCTGTCGCTGGTGCGGCCGACCGGCGCGGTGCCCTCAAAGCGGGTGAGCGAGGGACGCCATGTGAGGTTGAGCGTGCCGGTTCTGCCGGCGCGGTGCTTGGCCACGATCAGCTCGGCGTCTTGGACTTCCGGTTCCTCGTCCTGCACGGCGTAGTAGGCGGGTCGATGGATCAAGCAAACGATGTCGCTGTCTTGCTCGATGCTGCCGGACTCGCGGAGGTCGCTAAGTTTTGGGCGGTTGTCGCTGCGCTGCTCGGCTTGGCGGTTGACCTGGGCGGCGGCGACTACTGGCACGCCTAACTCCATGCTCATGGATTTCAATCCGCGGCTGACAAAGCCGACTTCGTTTTCGCGCGACTGCGCACCGGAGTGGCTGACGAGCTGCAGGTAATCCACAAAGATGCACTTCACGCCCCAGCGGCGGACGGCGAGGCGGGCGCGGCCGCGGATGTCCAAGAGGGTGAGGCCGCCACGATCGTCCACATAGAGGGGTTCTGTGGAAAATTGCGTGGCGGCGTCAAAAATGCGGTGTTTGATCGATGCGGTCAAAAATCCGTTCCGAATGATCTCGGTGTTCGTCTCAGCGCGGCCGAGGACAACGCGCGCGGCGAGTTCGTTCGCGGGCATCTCGAGGCTGAAGTAGACGACTGGAACGCCGCGGCGGGACATGTTGTCGGCCATGTTGAGCATGAGCGCGCTTTTGCCCATGGCGGGTCTGCCGGCGATGATGGTGAGCTGGCCTCCGCGGAGTCCGCCGGTGACTTGATCGAAGTCGCGGATGCCGGTCTGCAGGCCGAGCTTTTTACCGCCGGCCATGAGGCTCTCTAGCTCTTCGAGGAGACCGGGGACGATGGCGCTGGGTGCGCGCATGGAATCGGTGGCGGTGGTGAGGCTGAGGCTGAGGACGCTTTCGCCGGCTTGCTGTAACACGCTGTCGGCATCGGTGGCCATGTCCTGGGCGGCGGCTTGCATGGCAACGCTGGCGTCGATGATGCGGCGGCGGGCGTGGAGGTCGCGGAGGGTTTGGGCGTGATATTCGACTGCGGCGCTGCCTCCGGCGTAGTCGCCGAGCATCTCGGTGAGGGCACCGGCGCCGCCGACGAAGTTGAGCTTGTGCTGCGCGTCGATGCGCTGGGTGACGGCGATGACGTTGGGCGTTCCGCCTTCACCGCGGACCTCGGCGATGGTCTCGTAGATGAGGCGATGCGCGGGCGTGTAGAAAAGATCGGCGTGGATGCCGGAGACTTCGTCGCAAAGTTTGGGATCGGCCATGAGCGAACCGAGGACGGTGCGCTCGGTGGCAGGGCTTTGTGGGACGGTGCGTTTCATTTTAGGCGGCGCCTCCGTCGTCATTGTTCTCCAAGATCACTATGACAATGAGTGTCAGGACCATCAGCACTGCGTAGGTGAGAATGAGCGCGTTCATGGGCGCGGCGCTCCTTCTTGCGGCGATACAAATCGGCACGCCACTTGAGCCACTTGTCGGCGGCTTCGTCTACGGCAATAAGATCTTCGGCAATGTGTGGCCATTGTTGTCGGAGGAGTCGTTTCGTTTCAGCATTCATAGGTCGCCGGTGGGTGCTGCAGTGTGGCGGCCTGCGTCATCTGTAGGCATATGTTGGCATATGTAGGCATACGCTTCAAGGGTTTTTTATGAGGATGGGCCATTTTTTTAGGTGCCTGTAGTCCCGCGGCTCGGTCACCGAGGCCTCTTGGTCGCAAATTCCGCAGACGCCCCGGTGCCATGTGGAGATGTGGTCGGCTGGCATGCCGCGGCCGTAAGCCTCACCGCACGGGCGGCAGATCCACGCAGGGTAGGGCGGCGAGAAGATGTCCTCGTAGTTGCGCCGGTAGCGGTCACCGTTGACCGGACGGGGGCTGTCGCCTTTGCCGGCGCTCATCGCTTCACTTCCTCCCAAAAGACCTGCCGGTAGTGCTCTTCCAGCTTTTCCATATTCTTCAAGGCGCCCAAGTCCTCGGCGATGCGTGGGATATCCCACGACATGGGCATGTGCTTGAGGCGGGCGCGGGCCTCGCGGCGGATCTCGGCGGGGATGCGCTTGATTTTGCCCGGAGTGCCCAGCTCGGTCAGGAAGTGGCGGGCCTGCGCGATGGCGCGGGCTTGCTCGTAGGGAAGGCTCATCGGATGCCGGTGGCCTCTTCGATGGCGTCATGCGCCTCGTTGGCGACTTCGTTGGACGGCTTGACGCAGCGGTTGATGACGCGGATGAGGCGATTGTTGGAGCGGATCAGCTCACGGACCTGCGACTCAAGCGAGGCGGTGTTGTCCGCGAAGTTGCTGCCGAAGCCGACTGAGCCGACAACCAGGTCGGGGATGATCGTGCTCATTTGCGCGCCCTCCGTTTGCCGCGGCCGAAGATGAAGCCGGAGTTGCGGAACGATGGTTGCGTGATCAGACCGCGCTTGGCGAGGAAGCGGTCGCACGCTGCGTTGATCGACGTGGCCTCAAGCATGAGCCGGCCAAACAGCGGGCCGGTGGGTTCATATTCGAGGGACAGGGTTTTGCCGTTGTGGAAAGTCATTTGCTGCGGGCCTCCTCAAGTTCGGTGGCGAGTTGGCGGACGAGGGCGCGCAGGGCCATAATGGTGGCGATGCTTTCGTCGGCGATCTGCTCGACGTATTCGACGTTGATGTTGAGGTTGGTTTTCGGCGCCTTGGGGGCGCTCGCCTTTTTGGTGCTTTTGGCGGGTTTCATAAATATTTAAGGAGTATTAAGGATGGGGTGGGACATTTGTTGTCCTAGACCCCGAAGTGGTTAGCGATTCAGCGACATCGTTGAGCAAGTCCCAGTTACCGGGTTTCCGGTGCTTGTTGGGGTCGTAGCGGACGCTGACGCGGTTGCTGATGTCGTCGAAGGTCCAGAAGACAAATTGATTGAGGTCGGGTAGGTAGGCGGCCAGCACGTCGAAGTCGTGGATCTCGTAGGGGCGGGCTTTCAGTCCGCCGGTGGCGCGCTTGACGGAGACGTGGTAGGCGCCGCGGTCGAGGGTGGCGGTCTTTACCTGGACGGCGATCGGGCGGACGCCGGCGCGGGTCAACATCACGTCGGTGGTCTGGGCGTGGCCGAAGGGCGTGAAGATCTCCCAGTCGTGGACTTGGGCGCCGACAATGAAGAGGGATTCGGAGATCTCTCCTTTGCGGCAGGCGGATAGGACGGTGCCTCCGGTGATGGGGGCGTGGATGCCGTCTTCGAGGGCAAATAGGGTGCTCATGGGTTAGGCTGCGTTTTCTTTGGCGAACTGTTCGCGCATCTCGGCGAGGGAGCGCTCGAGGGCGGTTTGTTTGGGTTGGCCTTGGGGTGGCAAAGTGACGAGCTTGGGCGCGGTGGGCGGTGCATCGATGAAGACGCCTCGATATCCGCGCTTGATGGACTTGTTGATGGCCTCAACGGCGGCCGCCTCATTGACCTTGCCCAAGTCGGCAATGATGTCGCGGCTTGCGGTCGGAGTGAGTCGGTGGCCGATTTCGCGGCGGTGCTGAATAAAGCGCTGCCAAGCGGTGGCCAGACCAGGGCCGTGGGGCA